GTTGCGGCAGTGAGTTTGATGTGCCAAGACGAACGAGTTTTTACTTCTATGATGATGGCTGGCACTCCTTGCCCTTACGAAGGAGAGATTGGAGAAGCAGCTAAGATTGCCTGGGAAGAAAATGCAGATCAAAGACCTGACAAAAAATCATTTTTGAAGAAGAACAAATTAACTAGGGCAGAAAAGAAAGCAGCAAGACTTAAAGCAAAAGAAAACGGATGAAAAAACTTCTTTTACTGCTAGGGATTCTGTTTGCTGCTAATGCAATAGCGGATAATAACAGCGCCTGTTCTAACAGCCAGGATTGTTATAACAGTGGTGTATACATCTATGAGGGTGGTCAAGACCTTGTAGATCTCTATAACATGTCAGGTACTACCAACCTAAACGCTGGTGACGATCAATATTCAAGCCAAGTATCTCTTGGGATGGAATGGAATCGTTGGGGACAAACCTGGTCACATGCCAGAATGTCTACTAATGGGTGTTTAAACCTTAGAAGTGGATCGGCTGGAGGTAATTCAGCTAACTGTTTAGATTTTACACCTCAGTCCTTACCTTACAGAGACTACACCTTATATCCTCTATGGACTGATTTAATCAGGGGTACAGCGTCAGGAGGGCAAACCTCTAAGATGTTGTTTAAAGACTTTGGAGACTACGCTGTCTTTGGTTGGTATTACCTAAGAGAGTTCCAAAGAAGTTCAAGCAATAGTTTTGAAGCAATCCTTTACGCCAATAACTCATACGAATTTAGATACAGAGAGTTAGACATTATTAACCATGATGTTGTTATAGGCGAACAAGGGAAACACTCTACTACCCCGGAAGATACCAAAACATTCTTATACTACAATGATGGTCAGAGTGGTTACGTTACATTAGATACATACTTAGCTGGGTACGGTGGCCCTGATATAGAAAATGGGGGTTCTCTATACTCAGGAACAGAAGCTCAAATGTGTGAGATAAATGCCTTATACGTTAGTACATGTTCAGGATACGCAGCAGCTTACTTAGGGCAACAATGTGCTATTAATTCATTATACAACTCAGAGTGTACTGGGTATGCAGCAGCTTACTTACTCCAGCAGTGTGGGCTTAATACTTTGTATGATGAAAGTTGTACTGGTTATACAGTCGCTAAATTAGTATACGAATGTGATTTAGACGTATTTTATTCTAGTGCATGTGATGGCTACTCGTCTGCTTTGGCGCAACAACAAGCGTTAGAAGATGCCATATATGAAACAGATGACAGTCAGTATGGCTATGATGATGGTTATGATGAATATGGGAATGAAGAATACGATTCACAGTATGGGTATGATGATAATGGGACTGCCTATACAGCAGATGATATGTGGTACGACGAAGAATATGACGAGTACTTAGACCCAAATGACCCTTGTTATGAAAATGCTTGCGAAGGTTTTACAGACGCTGATTGGTATTCACTAGACATAGAACAGTTTGGACAGGAACAAGTAGATGAGTGGTATGGGGAAGAAGTAGTATTTTCTGAAGAAGGACATGCTGATTATGGAACCTCAACAGAAGAAGAATATTGGGAAGATATTGATGAAAGCATGAATACCTATGATCAAGAACAAGAAGCTCTACGGGCCGCAGAAGAGGAGATGTTAGCCCAAGAAGAAGAGCAACGAATGTTAGAAGATGCAGAAATGTTAGCGCAAGAAGAAGAATATTGGGCGCAAGAAGAAACTTTTTATGCACCTATGGAAGCTGAAGAGGATTTGTACGCATACGAAATAGAAGAATTTGAACCTGTAGGGGAGGATATAGAGTTTTCTGAGGAAGTATTTTTAGCAGAAACTCCCTTGGAAGAACTATACGAAGAAGAATTTTACGAAGCAGAG